TCATGTTCTTCGACCGATTTTGTCGAGGTGGACGACGGCCGCAGAAGTGGCCCTTTTCCGAGTCGCCCGGTCGGAATAGATTTTCGCCGCTTTCTCGGTGATCCCCAGCACCTTCGCGATATGCTCGGTGCTCACACCCTCGTCGGCCAATACATTGCCGACAGTGTGCCGCAGGCCGTGGATTGTTAATCCGGCCTCGACCTTCCCCCCATTTTCCAATTTGATCCGCAGCTTGCGCCAGGACGCCCGGAATCCGCTTTCCGTCCATTGTGCGCCCCGGCTGTTCACCGAAATCGTCAGAGCGTTGCGAGGCGCGGTCTTGAGAACCGCGGCAAGTGTCGGCGGTGGTGAGATCCACAGATCGTAATCGTTCTTGTTCGGCCTGAAATTGAACTGTCCGTCGCTGTAGGTGTCCCAGCGCAGCCGGAGGGCGTCTGCCTCGCGGATCCCGGTGAACATGCTCAGCGCGATCGGCACCTTCAGGTGAACTGGCGCGGCGTCCAGGACGGCCCGGCATTCCGCCATCGTCCACGGTCGGTTGGCGCGTGGCTTGGACTTGTCCCGCTTGAGAAGGGAGACGCCGGCGGCCGGGTTTGATCGAGCCAGCCCCCTCGGCATCGCCCACGCGAACACCCGGCTCATGACCTGGATGACGTAATTGGCGCGGCGCGTGGATTTCTTGGCGGCCGCGTCCCGGAGTTTGAAGATGTCCGGGCCCGTAATCCTCTCGAGCGGAACATCATCCATCCGCTTGAGCCAGTCGAACACGCGCGTGTCATAGTCTTTCCGGGTCCGGGGGGCGAGTTCTCGCCATTCCGGTGACTTCTTGAAGGCGCGAACCAGGCCGCCCCATGTGCCAGGGCGCGTGCAATTTTGCCCCGGCAGGCTTGCCCGGTATTGCTTGATCTCTTCGACCAGCTCCCATGTCCCGTAGTCTGAGGAAAAGCGATACTTGGTCTTGCGGTCGTAGACGTAGCGGCGCCCCTTCACCTTGGGGCAATGCAGGCCGTCGATCTCGACCTCGGTTCCGTCTTCAAGCCGCATCTTGGTCATCGTCGTTGAAACGCCCCGTCCAGTCACCCGCAGGGCCGGCATCATTCTCGGATTGACCGGTCTGCGCAAGCCAATGCTCCCGGAACCACACCTTCACCTCGTCAGACGGGTAGAGAAGCCGGTTGCCTCGCTTCATTGGAATGACCGGGCAATGCGCTTGAAAATAGCCGACCGGGACCGCACACATGGCTGCAGCCTCACCCTGGGTGAGGGCGAACGGCATCACGCCGAGGCGGGCGATTATGTCCGTGCGCGCGGCGATTGGTCAGCCTTTCTGGAATGGGGTGAGGGCGGCGTCGGACGCGCGACAGCGCCAGTCGGCAATGCCTGACCCGCCTCGCTTGGCCTCCCATTCGTCAGGCTGCTCACCAAGCATAGATTTTAGGATCAGCTCGCAATCATCGAACCTGGAGCATCCACGGCAGACATCAGCGAAAAACGCTTCGCCCTCGGTGCCATTGCTCGGCATGAACGGTTTCCAGTGTTCACCTTCACTCATTGTCCTGTGCCTCTTGTTGTGGCTCCGCTGCGCTCTCGCTCCGGTCCGGGGAGCTGATCCACGTTTGCCCGGATCAACTCGAAGCTGACGGCGACGACCCAGGGGTTCGCATCCCAGCCGAAGCCGCGCGGGCCGTTGATGCTGTCCCAGAGTGAATGAAAATTATCGCGTGCGGACACGCCCATATGACCGCCGTCAGGATAGCGTTTGAGCGTTGATGACACGCCCTCCGCTATCGCATCCGCCTCACTGATCTGCTTCACCCGCTCGACCCGAACGTCTGTTACCTTGAGGGTGAGGCGGGAGAATTCGCGAGGTAGGAACATGGGCGGCCGATTTTGCCCCACGATGGGAAGCCGACAGCGTGAGGGCCAATCAATATTGACCGACACGCGGCCATCAGCGCTGTAGAGAATTCGAGCGCACTTTCCATTGGGCGAAACCATATCCGCGTAATGCCGCTCCCTGACATAGAGCAGGTCGCCGGGGACAAAGGGAACGCGGAAGGTTGGCGGGCTCTGCCGATCATCAACCTGCCACCAGCACCACCGATCCGACATGCCGCGCGGATTTTCGTCCGTCCGGCGCTTCGAGCAATAAGAGTCGATATAGGGCGCATCGTGGATTTGCTTGTGGCTTGGGTGGCAATTCTTGTTGGGAGCGGGCGGGACATCTGCCAGCACCCGCCTGGTCTGCGTCTTCCGCCCATCCAGAAGCGCGGAGACCATAGCCCCGGTGAATGCTATCGGTCGGATTGTCATCAGCTCATTCCTCCAAACACGGCAACCGCAAACAGGGCGAGAGCAGCCCATAGGGTGAAGTCCCGGCGGCGGGTCATGACAGGTCACCAATCAGAAAACCCGCAAACAGCGCGAGAAGCAGCGCGCCGCCCCCCTCCCCGATGGGTCGCAGCCAATGTCGATAGTGATTGGAAAGATGGCCTCGTTGCTCGATCTCCATCATGTCGATACGAGTTGCCACGGCGTATGACGCCCCAGCCCGAAGTCCGAGCCTTATTGCCCCTACAAGCGCAATTGTTGATGCAATGATGGTCCAAGTCATGCGGCACGCTCCATCTCGGCGGCATGTCCACCCCATTGGGCGGCGGCCGCATTCATCATTCCGGGAAAGGACCGGCTGCGCAGGCGGGCGCGCTCCGGCCCTGGCGGCATCCGGTGGACTCGGTTCCAGCGCTTCCATTCATCGGTGTTGCGCTCTGGCTCGGTCAGAACGCAGGTCGGCTTGAGGGCGGGCAGGCCGCGCAGATACCAGCCGGTGTTCTTGTAGGCGGGTTCACCGAACCAGAACGGCTGCACCATGTCCGGCTGCGGCAGGTCATCCGGCATCCGACCCTTGGCCAGATCGTTCATTTCCGGGTTCTCGATTGCCACGCGGTCAATGGGCGCTTTCCAGCACGTCGTGAAGACATCCACGCCCTCCTCAAATTCGGCCTTCATGTCGCCCCAGGAGCGCCCGGCTGGCAGCTTCTTCGGAAGGGTCCATTCCCCCGGGCCGCTCATCCATCGGCGCCCGGACCGACACAGCCGCGTGCAGGGTGGGTGCATCACGGCGAGCAAGTCCCACCCCTCAGCCAGGATGCCGTCGCGGATGTCGCAGATGATGTGGCGGTTGGTCTGGTCTTCTGCCGGTTCGATGTCGCAGGACCAGACATCGTGACCAAGCGCAGCGAATGCGCGGCGGGCGATGCCGGATGTCTCGCAGCCAATCAGGACTTTCATGCTGCACGCTCCATGCTTTCATTCATCGCTTCCCATGCGGTGCGCTTCTCATCGGGTGAGAGGCTGGCCAGCAGGGGGCGGTTGGCTTCGATCAGCTGGTCGCGTGTCATCGGGGAGACGCACCACAGCCGGGTGACGGCGAGGATCCAGTCGAGACGTGTCATGCGCCCTCGCTGAGTTCGCGACGGCGCCGTGCGATCAGGCGCTCGATTTCGGCTTGCTCGCTCTGGTGAAGGTGAAGCCGGGTTTCGGACAGGTTGAAGACGCGCACGTGTTCCTCGAGGGCGTCTGCACAGGTCGCCTGGCGCAGCCCGCGCTTGTAGTCGGCAATGCGCCGATCGATCTGGCTGTTGGGCGTCACGCTGGGGCGGTGGAAGTGGGCGGGGGTCATGTCAGGCCGCCTCGCGTTCGTCGTTGCTGTTGGCGGCGCCCGGGACGTAGCGGGCGATCAGGTCGCGCAGGCGCATTCGTTCGCGCATGCCATCATGGCGCAGGTGAAAATTGATCTTGGCGACCAGGCGGCCGGCATCCCAGATCGTACAGCTGCCAATCCCGATCGCGAGCCGGGACAAATATCCCTGTGTCACGCCAATGCGGTGGGCGAGCGACTTCTGTTTGAGCAGGGACATGCCCTGCCAGCGCTGCAGATAGTGCGCGCGCAGGATGACGCGGGGCTGGTCTGTCACGACACACCGCCTTTCTGGCGAGCCAGCTTTCGGCGCTTGCGTTGACGGGTTCCGGCTGAGCGTGGGTGCGGCATGCCGGGGCCTGTGCTGCGCAAGAGGTCAGCAATCACGTCTTGGGGCGGAAGGCGGAACAGTTCCCACATCACGCACCCCCTTCAATCAGCCGAAACCGGCGCGGAAAGGCGATGACCTTGCCGCTGGGGCGGGGCGGTGTTCCGACGCCCTCGGCGGGGACCAGGCAGACGTGCTTGCTGCCGGGATTGGATTGATAGACCACCTGATCGCGCGGGAAGGGGGAGCGCCGTGCAAGCGCCAGTGTTTCGAGCGCTGCGGTGTTGCGGGCCATTTCGGCGATGGCATCGTCCAGCTCGCTCATGACGTCACCGGAGCGGTGAAGAGCGCCAGGGCGATCGGGAAAGCCAGCAGGGCGAGGGCGGCGGCTGCCTGCAAGATCATTGGCGGTTCGCTGCGGCGATGCGCGCGCGGATCATCGACCCGCGGCGCTGGGGCCACCTTGATGAAAAGCGGTCGCAGGCTTGCCGGCATCAGGCCGTCGATCGGGTCGAAGTCCGACACCTTGGGCATGGCCTCTTCATCTGACGACATGGCTGTCTCCTCTACGTGGCGATTGAATTGCTGGACGTCTTCGCGAGCGCTGGGGTAGCGTGCGGGATGGATGAATTTCGCGAATTTCTGAACTCGCCCTGGACTGAACTCGTTCAGTGGGCCTTCGCGATTCTGGCGCTGGTCCTGTCGGTGATGAAGTTCATCCGAGAGGTCTTGCGAGATGGCCGCGCGGCTTACGCAGCCAAGCGAGACCGCGTGCGGCTTACGTACAGGGGCGGCGAAATCGACATAGAGTTCACGCCCATTCTGGAAGGGGTGACGCACCACGCCAGAGTCAAGACGCGCTCGAAAGAGCTTCGTCTGGCACTGGCGGCGGACCTGACGACCGACACCGATATCTATGGCGCGTACTACTACCCGGCACTGCCCGAGGGCTCGCGAAGGGTCGAGGTGAAGCTGGAGCGCGCTCACAAGATCGGGCAGGGTCAGATGCCCTATATGAGCGCGACCGTTTATGCCGTCGCAGGCATAGGTGACATTGAGGTCGAGATCTGGTGCGAGGGTCGGCGACTGGTCACCAAGCCGGGGACAGTCGAAGCGTCGCTGGTCGCTGGTGAAGGCAAATGACGGGCGGATCATACCAAGCCCTTCCGTCTCGGGCCGGCATCCGACAGCGTCATGCCGTGGCCCTTCTCGCATTGCCACTCATCCTGATCGATCAGGATGAGTGGGCGATTGCAGAACAGTGACCTGCAGCGCCTGTGCGGATGCTGCTGGCCCAGCCCACGCACCTCGCGCAGCTCTGTCAGATATACCTGGCGTTTCCTGTGATCATCGCGGAAATCGCGATACAGCTCCCACCCGTTCAACACGCAGAGCGCGAACAGGACTAGCGTGAAAAGGGCTTCCAGAAGCGGGGCAATCCAAATCGACATCGCATCCTCCATTGGGATGCGATGTTCTCACATGTAGAACCCTGAGGTCAATGAAAAAGTTCTATAAATGAGAACTTTTTGAACTCACGTGCAAATAACGCGAAGTCGAACACCAAGGTGGCCTGTCTGGCTTGGGCCGACGGCATCAACCTCGACTTTTTGAATTTTACCGCTTCGTGCGGCCTCTCGAAGGTCGTCGTCGTCTCGCGATAGGTAGCCGATCACGCCTTGAGTGGCGTGCACCGCAATTGCGGCAGAGTCATATGGGTTCTTGGGTTCAGGTATCAGAGTGACGCGCTCACCAATCTGCAGCGACTGGATTATTGCTTGCCTCGATGTTCCGTCTTCATTGTTGAAACTTTCTCCGACGATGTCCACCACTATCCCTTGGCGTTGCCGCCGCCTCGGTGCTGTCGTGGCGGCTCGCGGAGAAGCGTCAACGACGGCCTTATTTTTAGCAGTAAACGACCAGATCAGAGCGAGGAGCCAGCCCAGCAGCGTCCATCCAAACACAAGATTGGTAAGAAATATCGCGCCGGCATTATGGTGCCCCCGCATCAGAGCTACGATCCCGGGCACGAAGTAGATGATGATCAGAACTATCGCGCCGCCGGTGCTGCCGCCTTCCATGGTTTCCCCTCGTTATGAAGCTGGTTTGGTAAAAGTCCTCAGGACCTCAATCGCCTGCTCTCGGCGGCCGGTCGGAATATGGTCCCATATATCCACGATCTCTGCAGTCTTATTCGAATTCGGATCCCGGTCCAGCAAATCCCCAGGCGTGCAGTGCAACGCTTTGGCTATCGCCTCGAGTTGGTCCTGATTGTAACGCCGCTTTCCTCGCTCGATTTCTGACAGCACGCCTTTTGACACGCCAATCTCGCCGCCGAGTTTGTCGAGTGACATCGAACGGTATTGCCGCCATTCGCGGATGAACATGGTTCGCGCCCCTTTTCCGAGGCGCAAATTTTGCCACGGAAGCTCGATTGGCGCGTTCCCTCTATTGAGAACGGATGTTGCGAAAGTTCTCATTGACCGAACATTCTCAATATGAGAACTTCGCAACATGTTGCGCGAATGGCTTCAACGCGAAGGGGTGACCCTGACCGACTTTTCCCGGCGGATTGGCCGGGCGAAGGGCTATGTCTGCACACTTGCCAAGGATCAAAACCGTACTCCGTCGCTTGAGCTCGCGTTTCAGATTGAGGAAGCGACGCGCGGCGATGTTCCGGCGCGGTACTGGTACGACCGGTCGCTGGGGAGAGCGGCCTAATGTTCGCGCGCCAGTCGTTCGCAAAGCTCCTGCTGGCCGATCCCCTCGGAACGTGCCAGCTCTCGCTGAAGGCCCTGAAGCAGCCCGACCGCCGCATATCGCGTGAGGATGCGCGTGAAGCTGATATCGCCGCAGGTGATCTGGATATGCATCCGGTCGTCGCGCCATTCGGCTGTGGGCGGCTGGTCGATGTGCAGGGTGGCAGTGAGTGGCATTTGTCCTCCGAAGGTTTCCTGAATGCATCGTCAGGTTGCCTATTGGGGAGGACAGAATCTGTCGCGAGTGTGGCCACGCTCTCACCTTTTGCGAATATTGGTATTCCGGACCGGGTCATTGCGGCACCGTCCGGCAAGAAAGCTCTTTCCCATGACCCAGACGCCTGCCAGTCTTGCCGGCATGAACGACACCGAGTGGAAGCAGCTGGAGGGTCAGCGGATCATGGCGGCGCTGGGGGGCATAGCAGCCCTGCCAGGGGCGGCCCTGATATCGCTGGGTCCGGCGGGCGCCCCGCTGTTTGCGACGGCGCTGGTGCTGGTGGCCGGTGCCTATGTGTGCTGGCTGTTCACGGACGGCGTCTATCACATGAGCGTGCAGGCCCGAACGGTGGACAAGTTTCGATTGTTTCTGCCGGCGATGACGTCGCTGGGCAATCCGCTTTCGCTGGCGACCCTCGTCTATGGCGCCGGGTCTCTGGTTTGCACGATCGCCGGCATGATCGGCGCGCATGGCGCGTGGCGGGTTCCGGTGTCGGTGGATGTCGGTTTGGTCCTCACGCTGGGGGGCGCCCTGGCCATGCTGGCGCATGTCTTGACCATGCGCCGGCGCCTCAATCGTCTGCGCGACGTGGTGCGGCGCTATTCCTTCGGGTGGCGTCGACGCCAGCAAGGATTGGACGTCGCCGGCTGATCGCGGCGGCTTGGCCTCTTCGCGCTCAAACCACAGCATATCCAGCCCTTCCATCGCAAGAATTCCCCCTGCCACCTTTACCCGGTGCCCCGCGTCGAGCGGGCCGGGCCAACACGGCTTCCATGTGCCGGTCCGGGTGCGTTTGCGCCGGGGCTGGCATCAACCGCAGGGCAGGGGCCGGCGTCAGCCGAGCAATAGTGCTGCGGAATGGTCGCAAGCTCGACATTTCAGTTTCCCAAATCCCGCACGCCGGCATCCCCCGTCCGGCGCTGCGGTCTGATGGCCGGTGCGGGGCGTGTCTCCCTGATCTCACCGCGCGCCGTATCGGCCATCGCTTTGTCCAATCCGTCGTGAGCCATTTGCGCCCCTTCCATGCTGCCAGAATGGCCGCTCGGAGTGGCTTCGTCACGACCAGCCGCCAACGGAACGCATCATGAACACAGAGCGTGCCATCAAAATCGAACGCTGGCTGGCCGGCCAGTTTCACACTGACAATTTCCGGGGAGGGTTCCAGGCAGCAGCCGGGTGGCCGGATAGTCCGATCAAGCCCGCCGTCCTGGCCATGGTCGGCCGCGGTGAGCGCCGGTTACGGGTGGGTGATGCCCTGTGGCTGTGCGCCCGCAATGATCGCGCGGATCTGCTGCGCGCCCTGGCCGATCTGATTGACGCCCAGGATGGGCCCGGCGCCATCGCCAAGCTGGCGCACAGTGATGTGTATGTCAGCGCGGATCTGGCTCGCACGGTCGATGAGGCCGAGGAAGACGGGCATCTGAGCCATCGTGAAATTCTGGATATCAGGCAAGCAGCCGATGTGAATCTGCAGCATGCGAGCGAGCTGCATGCGCGCAGCCAGCGGCTGACCGCCGGACCGGTGGAGGATTGATGTGATGACGGACCTGGTTGTTCTGGCTGCGTGTTGCCGGGCCGCTGATGCTGAGAAGCGCTTGCGCCTGGCGCCGAAGGGCACCCGCCGGGTCCGTGATCATGAGTTTGTGATGGCCCGGGCCGCCCAGTTGCGGGCCGAGCTGGAAGTTTCGAAACCGACGCCGCGGCGCTGAGCCGGGGCTTCAATCAAAGAGGAGCGTGGAAGCATGGCTTTTGCGGACGATACCGGCTTGCCGGAAACCGGAGACGCTGGCGCGAGCCAGACGGCTGCCACCCGGGAACAGCTGAAATCCTTCGTGGCGCGGATCGAGCGCCTCGAGGAGGACAAGGCCAATGTGATGGCCGACCTCAAAGAGGTCTACGCCGAGCTGAAGTCGCAGGGCTTTGACACCAAGATCATGCGCAAGGTGATCGCCCTTCGCAAGATCGACCGGGCCGAACGGCAGGAGACGGAGGCCCTTCTTGATCTCTATCTCGGGCATGTGGAGGGCTGATCCGATGGAGATTCATCCGCTCATCCTCGCCGCGCTGTATGGACTGGCCGGATTTGGCTGGTGGGCGGCGTGCGACAGTGACCCGAATGAAGGCATCGCCTCTGTCATCTATGCCGTGTTCTGGCCCATCACCGCAATCATCGCTCTGGTGTGGTGCTTGGCGATGGCCGGGCTTCGCGCCTGGCAGCGCGCCGTCGCCCGGCGGGGTGGCCGGTCATGAGCGCGGCGCCGAATTGGCCCGTTGATTCCGCGTTTGACGAGGTGGACACAACACCTCCGGCCAAGGCGTTGGCTCCGGTGTCGGCTTCTGCCTCGACCGGCCGTGCGGGGCGGCTGTCGTTGACCTTGTCGCTATCTGGTGATGTACGCCGCGATCTGGCTGCCGATGCTGGTGACCGCTTTCGGCTGTACTCCACGCAGACACGCAGCGGTGTCTATATCCGCCTGGTTCGGGATGATCGTGGCCATTGCCAGCTGTCGTGCACGCCCAACAGCAAGAATCAGAGCGACCCACGGATGATGTTCCGGATCGGGTCGACTGATCTGCCGGTGAAGCGTGGCAAGCGGCTTTCGCCTGACTTTCGGCTCGTCGATGTGGCGGGCGCCCTGGCGCTGGAAGTTCGTCTGGACGCGATCCCGCCGGAACCTGAGCCGGGCCCTGCTGAGCGGGTGGCGATCACACAGGCCAGACGGCTGCGCAAAGCCGGGCATACCGAAGACGAGGTTATTGCCCATCTCGACCGGGAACAGAATTTCCGGGCCAACACCGCATGGCTGACGAAGCACGGGGTGAAGCCTTGACCCTGACGCTGTCCCCATTTGCCCAGAAGCGCCTGAAGCGGATCGAGCAGGCCAACCGTGCCCGCGCGCGTCGCATGGGGTGCAATGCGGTGCCGGTGGATTTCATCGCGGTGCTGGAGGCTCAGGATTGGGCCTGTGCCATCACGGGTGACCCGCTGGATCCGGACCTCGCCCCGCCGCACGGGGACAGCATCAGCCTGGAGCATCGCAACCCGCTTTCGAATGGCGGGGCCCATGACGCGGGCAATGTGTGCGGTGTGAAGCTGGTCGAGAACCTGAAGAAGGGCCGCACGCAGGACACGCCACGAGCGGCCAAGGCCAAGCGCCAGGCGGCGAAGTTCGCCCGGCCCGTCATTGGCCGGTCCTGGGATGATGAGGAAGACGATCTGGACGAAGCGCCCGTTCGGCCACGTCGCTTCGACGACAAGCCCGCAAAACTGAAGACACGCCAGAAACGCAAGATCCGCGGTGGCGGCTTCCAGACCAACAAGGATGGTCTCTGGAAAGCCAAGATCGGCGGCGGCGTGGAGAGGAGGAAGTGATGCCCAAGGCACCAACGCCCACGCCCGTGAGGACCGTGATCGAGTTCGGCGACATATCAGGGCTGCCCTGTTTGCTGGATCCGGACCGCGCACCGGGCGTGCAGCTGAATCTGGGCTGCGCGGCCGGACTGCAAGCAAGCATCACCCTGACCGATGAACAGGCCGACTGGCTGATCGGGCAGTTGCAGCGTGCGCTGCACCACGCCCGCACCCAGGCGCCCACCCAGACACAAGAGGATGAACCGGCATGACGCAGAAATTTGATTGGACATTGTCGGCGGAAGCCAAGCTGCGGGAGCTTTGGGAAAGTGGCGTCAGTGCGACTGTGATTGCCAATGCGTTCGATGGCGCGGTGAGCCGTGATGCGGTGATCGGGAAAGCGAGCCGCCTTGGCCTGCCCGGCCGCAAGGTGGGCCGGTCCCTCCGCAAGCCGTCCGGGCCGCCAAGCGTCAGCGCTGGTGTGGTGAAACCAGGCGGGACGGGTGGTGGCCTGCGCTTTGGCCGGCACGAGCCGGGGGTCAAGCCCCCGACGCCGCTGGCAGCGCCTGACGTGGTGCCTGTGGGCGTTCCGGGCGGTGTGGCATTTGCCGATCTGAAGCCGGGGCATTGTCGCTTTGACGTGTCGGGTGCGCGCCACCCGGAAAACTATCGCTTTTGCGGTGCCGATCGCGAGTCGGGCAGTGCCTATTGTGCGGCCCATCGCGCCAAGACCATCGACAAGGCGGCGACCCGCAGCGCGGAGAAGCGCAGCGAACGGGCGGCCAACCATGCCCGCCGCAAGGGGGTGGCCTGATGCAAGCTTTGACCCAAGCCGAACGGGATGAGATCCAGCGTGCCGAAACCCGCCAGCGGCTGTCTGCGCCGACTGTGAGTGATCTTATCGATCGAGCGTCGGCCATTTATGGCGTGTCGCCTGCCGCCATCTTGGGCCCGCGTCGGACGTTCCGCTATGTGCGCGCTCGTCACTGGGTGTTTCACTGGGCGTTGGCCGCAGGTCGCAGCAGCGCCAGCGAGATTGGCCGGCGGATGAATCGGGACCATTCCAGCGTGCTCTACGGCGCCGCGGCCCATGCCATCCGCCATCGACTGCCGGTGTTGAGCGCGTGCTGTGCTCGCAAGCTGCAGCGCACGGCATCGCTGGCCACCTACTATGAGGGCCCGGAGCCTGGTCTTGTACGAGGCTTTGACCTGACCGCATGCAAGGCCTGGCGCGCCCTGTCCATGGCGGGGAGGGTGGCATGAGCCATGAGGCGACCAATTGGGCGATCAAGCAGCGCGGCCTTAAGCCTGGTGCCAAGCTGGTGCTTTGGCATCTGGCCGATTGCCACAACGGGCATACGGGCCGGTGTGATCCGTCGCAGGGCTTGCTGGCGCATTTGTGCGAGATGAGCCGGTCGACGCTGAACGTGCATTTGTCGGCGCTCGAGGCGGCGGGGTTGATCCGCCGCGTGCAGCGCTCGGACCGGGTGACGCGTCGGCAGCAGAGCACATTTTATGTTCTGGGTGTCGATGGCGGCAAACCGCAGGCGGCACAAGATGTAGAGGGCCAGACACAAGATGTTGTGCCTCCGTGTCCGGAAACCGGACTCGGAACGGAAGCGGAACAAGCCGACGACCCGTGTCCGGAAACCGGACTCGGAGCCGTGTCCGGAAAATCGCAAAAGCCGTGTCCGGAAAATGGCGATTCCCGTGTCCGGAATCCGGACACAAACCCTGTAAGGGAACCTGGAATAGAACCTACCCCCCTACCCCCCGCTGGGGGGAGAGAGGGATTTGATCTGTTCTGTTCGGTTTTCCCGATGGAGCGTTCGGGGAATGTGAACCTGAAGCAAGCCCGATCGGATTGGCGCAAGGCTGTCGATGCGCTGGGGCCGGAAGCGGTGCTGGCCGCTGGCAGGGCGTATGCGGCGGTGGTGAGCAAGAACGGGCAGATCCCGTGCGGCCTTCGCCGGTTTCTCGATCTCAACTCCAAGCGCGGTCTGGTTCGCCAATGGGTGCCCCGTGAGGCCATCGTTCTGGAACCGGCCCAGCTGACCGACAGCGAGGAGCATCAGTTCCTGGCATCGGCCCGAGAGTCCGGGACGGCGGAGCGAGACATCCGGCGATGGGCGGCGCCTGGAGCGTTCCGGTTTCATCGGGAAGGGGCCCAGCTGGTGGCGGTCATGCCGTCTGGCGAGGTGGAGTTCCGCCGTTCGTTCGAGGCGCTGATTGCTGCCAATCAGCTCAGCGTGTGGTCGGAAGCCTTTCTGGCTCGCCGGCAAGAGCGGCGCAGCGGACGGGGTGCAGCATGACCGAACATGATTGCCCCATTTGCCGCCTTCTGCGCGACCGGATCGAATATCTCGAGGAACGCCTGGAGCGGGCAGAGCAGGCCGCAGAGCAAGGCATCCTTCACGCGCCCTTCGAATGGGCATTGAACCGTCAACAGGAGGTGGTCGCCCGGTGTTTGGCCCGTGGTCCGGTGACGGTCGATGGCCTCCTCGCCGCCCTCGAGCATGACCGCCCGTCTCAGGACGGACGCAGTCGCAAGCTGGTGCGCGTGCTGATGCACGGGCTGAGGCAGCGAATTCGGGATTATGGGTGGATCATTCTGCCGGCGAACCGCGCGCCTGTGGGCGCTTATCGACTGCTGCCTGAACAGCAGGGCGCCTTTAGAGCGGCTCTGCGCGCCGATGGTGACCACGCCTATCCCAGCATCACCAGTCGGAGCAAGGCCGCATGATTAACCACCGTCGGGGGCAGAAGCGCGTCTACAAGCCGCTGGGGCATCTGCTGAAGGAAGCGGCCACGCGGCCGCCCACCGAAACTGCCAAGCCACGTCGCACGCGCCGCAAGGTGAAGCGGCGGGAGGTCGAGAACCGTGGGCTGAGCGCCAATGACCTCGATACGCTGGGGGATCTGGATTGGTATCTGATCCGCGTTCCCTCGGGCAAGGAATTCGTCGCCGAGCGCATTCTGGATGATGCGGGCCTGATTGTCTTCGTGCCTACCGAGACCAAGTTCCGCAAGGTCAACCGTATGGCCAAGACCAAGACCGAGATGCGGTTCGCGCTCATTCCCGGTTATTGCCTGGTCGGGATCTTCCGCGGCGACGCCAAGGCGGTCGACGCGCAGTGGGCCAGCCTGTTCCGGTTCCGGTTGGTCCGCGAGGTGATTGGTCACGATGGCCGGCCGATGGCGCTGCCGTTTCGGCAGGTGCGCTCACTGCTGGTGCGCCACTCACGGGGCGAGTTCAACGCGCCAGATGCTCAGCGCTGGATGCAGACCTATCGCGAGTTCGAAGCTGGCGACCGGGTGGAAATCCTCGAGGGGCCGTTCGAAGGGCATGTGGCTGAGGTGACCGAGATCCGGGGGCAGCAAGCCCGAATGGTGTTGCGCTTGTTTGGCGCAGAGCGGGCCGTCGATATTCCAGTGATCGCGCTGGGGCGTGCCGCATAAGCTTGTGAGCTGACCGATCGGGAAGGGGGGACAGGCGTCGGTTTGTTCCCCCTCTTTTATGTCCAAAATTGAACATTTATCCGCGACTCTGTGCACAATATCTGGCATAAAGAAGGGGCCGGGCGGGATGGTCCCGACCGGCACAAAAAGGAGACGACAATGTCATATGAGACGGCGTCAATTCTCCTGCTAATCGCTCAACTGGTGGTCTCGGTCGCCAACTTGGTCCACCGGAAGAGCGAGTAGACAGGGGGGTGGCTCTCGCGAAAGCGGGGGTCACCTCCCGCCCTTATAGAGGAAAACCGATGACAGGGGAAGAATTTCAAGCGTGGATGGACCATATGGGCTTGCGTAAAGCCGCCGCGGCCCGGGCACTGGGCGTTGCGCGTGGCACTGTGGATGCCTGGTTGCAGAACGGTGTGCCCAAGCTGGCTGCGCTGGCGTGTGCAGCACTGGCGTTCGATCTGCCGCCGTGGCGACCGTCGTGATGATCGCTTGACACAAGCCGCGACGCAGCGGATGCATAGGGCCTCATAGGCACGTTCGATCGTGCACGATGGATCCGTCGGTAGCCAGCAAGAACGATAAGACAAGGCCGAACCGCGCATCGAAGCTGATAAGCATTGCCGCCCATTTGAGGCGGAGTCCAAGTCCTGCCTGAACGCCATCGCCGCCCACTGGGCGGCTTAGCTTCTTGATCATTCGCCAGATGCCGTGCCATGCCAAAGCCGGATTACCGCAGTGACGAGGCCGCCCGGTATCGGCGGCTCTATAAGTCCAGACAGTGGCGCGGAAAGGGCGGTATCCGTGAGCTGGTCCTCGCCCGCGACCCATTGTGTGTGCGATGCCAGAGAAGCGGGCGGATCGCACCAACCACAGTCGCGAACCACATTCGTCCCCACCGTGGCGACCTCGACCTGTTTTTTGATGTGAACAACTGTGAGGGCCTTTGCAAGCCTTGCCACGATGGCCCTACGCAGTCGGCTGAGCGCCGTGGATTCTCCTCAGAAATTGGCGAGGACGGCTGGCCAGTCGACCCGTCGCACCCCTCCGTCTCATAGAGAGCGTCTATAGCTCGGAGGCACCGTATGGGGGCGGGGTCAAATCTCTGCAGCCCTGCGCAACAGGGACCGGCGAGGGGGCTTTCCTCGTGCAACCGCGAATTAGAATTCCGGGGATTTTTAATTTGCAGGGTGTTAACCTATAGAAATTTCTGATGGAAAGGGGCGGCTCAGATGGCGAAGCGAGGGCGCAAACCGACGCCCGCCCATCTGAAGGTGGTGACGGGCAATCCAGGCAATCGGCCATTCATGCCCGACCCTGCTGATGATGTGACGCCGGACCATGACAATGGTCTCGAGCCTCCCAAGAAACTGACGAAACGGAAACAGGAAATCTGGGATCGGTACATCAAGCCGTGTCCCTGGTTGTCCCATCTCGACGAGACCACAGCCTGGCAATGGTTGGAGCTCTACTACGAGTTCGAGCGCGGCCCGGCAAAGATGGTGGCGAGCCGGATTGCGCAAATGCGCGCGCTGGCGTCGGAGCTGGGTCTGAATCCGTCGTCCCGGGCACGGTTGGACAGTGGCAGCAAAAAAGACCCGCGCAAGGAAGACCCGTCGTCGAAATACTTCTGACGGATTCCCGAACGATCCCGCGACCCGGTACGCGATTGAGGTTGTAGAGGAACGGGAGGTCGCCGGCCCGCATGTTCGGGCTGCGTGTGACCGCCATCTGCATGATCTTCGCACTGCCGCCAAGCGCGGCCTGGTCTGGGATCTGGAGGCGGTCGAGCGGGTCTTGGGGTATTTCCCGGACGTCCTGCGGCTGAATGGTGGTCAGTTTGAGGGCAAGCGGTTCGACCTGCACCCCTCGCAGGCCTTCATCGTAGCGTCGATCTTCGGTTGGAAGTGGGTGGCGACCGGCGCTCGCCGATATCGGCGAGCCTATATCGAGATAGGCAAAGGCAACGGCAAGTCGCCACTGGCCGGCGGGATCGGGCTCTACTGCCTGACTGCTGATGGTGAACCCCGCGCGGAGGTTTATGCGGCTGCGACAAAAAAAGACCAAGCAATGATCCTGTTCAAGGATGCGGTTGCCATGGTCAAGCAGTCGACCGCGCTTTCGTCGCGATTGGTGTTCTCTGGCGGCGCCGACAAGGAGTGGAATATTGCTCACATCGCGTCGGGGTCCTTTTTCCGCGCGATGTCAAACGATGATGGTCAATCTGGTCCGCGACCCCACGCCGCGCTTTGCGATGAGGTTCACGAGCACCGCACCGGCCAGACGATCGAGATGCTCGAGCGTGGGTTCAAGTCGCGCCGGCAGCCGATCCTGTTGATGATTACAAACAGCGGCAGCGACCGAAAGTCTGCCTGTTGGGAGGAACATTGCCACGCGATCAAGGTAGCGGCCCGCGAGATCGAAGACGATACGACGTTCTCCTATGTTTGCGCCCTGGACGAAGGCGATGAGCCGCTCGATCCGGTCAAGGGCCCGCTGTGCTGGAAGAAGGCCAACCCGCTGCTCGGGACCATCCTCACGGAGGATTACCTCGCCGACGTCGCCCGCCAAGGGCGCGACATGCTGGGCAAGCGCAACCTGATTCTGCGCCTGCACTTTTGCGTTTGGACCGATGCTGACAGCGCGTGGATGAAGCGCGATGCCTGGGAGGCGATCGAGGATCCGGACCTGCGTCTGGAAGACATGACAGGACGCAAGGTCTGGGCAGGCCTCGACCTCGGCGCGACCAAAGATATGTCCGGCCTCGCCTATCTGTTCGAGGATGGCGAGGCGGAAGACGGCAAGCCCAAGTTCGCGCTTTGCGCGCGCGGCTACATGCCTGCTGAAGGATTGGCAGAGCGCGCCAAGGAGGACCAGGCTCCCTATCCCGTCTGGGTCGCGCAGGGGTGGTTGATCGCGACGCCCGGCGCTGTTGCCCGATTGGATTACATCGCCCGCGATCTGGTCGAGGTCAGTCAGGATAATGACCTACAGGCCCTTGCCTTTGACGTCTGGCTGTTCCGGAAGTTTCAAGAAGAGCTGGATGCCATCGGGGTCGGGTTCCCGGTTCAAGAGCACCCGCAAGGCTTCCACCGGCGGCGCGACAGCGCCCTGTTTATGCCTGACAGCATCAACGCATTCGAAACCCTGATTCTTGATGGCCGGCTTCGCGTTGAAGTGAACCCGGCGCTGCGCTCGGCGGTCATGTCGGCGGTGTTCAATACCAGCCCGGCCGGGCTTCGCCGCTTCGAAAAGTCAAAGGCGACTGCTCGGATCGACTTGTGCGTCGGAGCCACCCAGGCGGTGGGAGCCGCGACAGCGTCCGCGGAAGCGGTGCGCGTCATTGAACTGGAGCCCGGCGGGCTTCTACTGTGAGGCTTGCATGAACTTTCTCGACCGCTTGGGCGGCGCGTTTCGCGGTGCGTCCGCGGGGTTCACCCGGCCCCAAAATAGCATCACGACCTCCCGCGAACTGGAAGAGTCGATCATTGCCGAGCTGCGTGGTGTAGTGGCCGGTGTCACGGTGAACAATGAAACGGCCCAGCGCCAGCGCACGGTCGCAACTTGTATTCGTGTCATCTCCGAGGATGTTGCGTCCCTGCAGTGCCGCATCGTCCGAAAGGATGGGCGGGTATCCACTCCGCTGCCTGACCACCCTTTGAATCGCTTGCTGACCGAGGGGCCAACCGAGGGCGTGAGCGGTTTCGAGTTTCATGAATGGCTGGTGCGGATGCTCGAGGCGCGGGGCAATGCCTACTGCCGCAAGGTGCTGGGCTTTGGTGGCCGCCTTGTGGAGCTTGTCCCGCTGGACACCGACCGAATGACGGTCAAACGCGATCAGCGCGGCCAGCCGGTCTATGAATACGCGCCGGAGGGCCGGGTCCGTATCGAGCTCAGACGTGATCAGGTTTTTCATCTGCGCGGCCCATCCGATGATGGCCTGCAAGGCCGGTCCACAATCGCCGATCACCGTGAGACGATCGGTGAGGCCATTGCGCAGCAGCGCACTGCTGTGAAGTTTTTCGAGAGTGGCATCAAGCCGAGTGTGGTGCTGGAGCAGGAGGCTGGCACCAAATTGGGCGAAGGGGTCCGCGAACGTTTGCGGGCCGAGTTCAAGGAGCTCTATGCGGGTGTCGAGAATTACGGCCAACCGGTTCTCCTGCCGGACGGAATCAAGATGAACCCGTTCACGGTGACCGCTGAAGATGCTCAGTACATCGAGCAGCGCAAATTCTCACGCAGCGAGATTGCGGGCATTTTCCGCATTCCACCGCACAAGATTGGCGATTTGGAGCGCGCCACCTTCTCGAATATCGAGCATCAGGAAATCGGCTATGTGACAGGTTCTGTCACCCCACGCTGCCGCCGTATTCAGGCCGCTGTAAAGCGCGACCTGTTGGCGGGAGAGGATGGGGTTTGTCTGGAGCACAACACCGATGAGCTGATGCGCGGCGACGCGAAGTCGCGCGCTGAAGCCAAGCAGATCGAACGCCGCAATGGCGTCATCAACGCCAATGAGTGGCGCGCTGATCTTGGACTTAACCCGCGTGATGATGAGGGCGGGGGTGAGTACATCATCGAGCAGAACATGACGCCGCAGGACGGCGTCCGAGATCCGGAAGGAACCATGACATGAGCTTGCGCACCGACCTGCCGGAGATTGGCAATATCGCTCGAAATGCGCCGAAGGCACTTGCCTTTGATGTGCCTGCAACCGTGACATCGCGTTACGCGGAAACGCCTCTTGCTGCCCAGGACGACGACGGCGGCGACAATGAAATCCGCATTCTTGGCGATATCGGGTTTGACCCGTGGTCTGGTGGCGGCATCACGGCTGCCAGCGTGGAAGATCAGTTGGAACATGCCGGCGACAGCGATGTGACCGTGCTTATGAACTCGCCTGGTGGTGATCTCTTCGAGGGCATCGCCATTTACAACCTGTTGCGCCTGCACAGCGGCAAGGTGACGGTGAAGGTGCTGGGCCTGGCTGCATCAGCGGCATCCGTCATCGCGATGGCCGGTGATGTCGTAGAGATGGGCGCGGGATCGTTCATCATGATCCATAACGCCTGGGTGTGCGCGTGCGGCAATCGCAATGACTTCCGGGCCATCGCCGAATATCTCGAGCCTTTTGATGCGGCCTTGCGTGATGTCTATGCAGCGCGCACCGGACTGCCGGACAGCGAGCTCGACGAGATGTTGAATCGCGAGACCTTTCTCGACGCCAAAACGGCTATCGACAAAGGCTTTGCCGATGGCAAAACGTCCGACACGGCGCCAGAGCCTGGCAATGTGCTGGGCAATCAGATCAAGGCCAAGCGCGCGATTGATGCTGCGTTGGCCAGCCAGGGGATGCCGCGCTCAGAGCGCCGTCGCCTGATGTCCGAAATGTCTAGCGGCAAGCACGACGCTGCCGCAAGCGCCGCCGGTACGCCCAGCGCTGCCGGAACCGCCACGCACGACGCTGGTGAACTCGCCGCGGAACTTCGCCGTGGTCTCTCAATTCTGACAAAATAGGGGTTTCCCAATGTCTCATTACTCCCGTGCGGCCCTTGTGGCCGCAGCGTCGCTGCCCGCTCTGTCGGCCGGCGCCATGCTCTCTGCACCGCGTGCTGAGGCCGCCGAGGCGGCCGCGGTTCGCGATCTGATGAACGCCTTCGAGGCGTTCCGCGAGAAAAATGACCGCCGCCTGGCTGAAATCGAGGCCCGCGGCAGTTCGGACGTGATTACCGAGGCTGAGGTCGAGCGCATCAATGCGGCAATTGACCAGGCCAAGGCTGATATCGATCGCATCGCGCAGGAAAGCGCGCAGGCGGCAGTGACGGCTCATGTCCAGAACGATGACCGTGACTGGCAGCAGGATACTGTCCGCTTTTTGTCCGCGCAGCACGGCCGTCCTGTCCATGATGTGACACCGGATCAGGTCACAGCGTATCGCGAATATGGTCAGGCTGTGACGGCCATGATCCGCCGTGGCGGCAGCAATGGTGATCAGCTGTCTGGTGATCTGCGGGCGGCCATGTCCATCGGCCAGGACAGTGATGGTGGCTGGCTTGTGCCGATCCAGGTCGCTGAAGCGGTTCAGATGCGTCAGCGTGAAACGTCTGACATGCGTGCGATTGCTGGCGTGATGTCGATCGGCACGGATCGTTACACCATCCCGCTGGACATCGAGGAGGCCGCCAGCGGCGGCTGGGTCGGTGAGAAGCAGACTCGCAGTGACACCAATACGCCGGGTCTGGGTGACCAGACGATTGATCTGTTCGAGCAGTATGCCCAGCCGAAGGCTACGCAGAAGCTTCTGGACGATGCCGAGGTGAATGTCGAAGCCTGGCTGGCCGGGAAGATCGCGGACATCCTGTCGCGCACGGAAAACACGGCGTTTGTGACGGGTAATGGCGTCAACAAGCCCACGGGTTTCCTGGGCTATGCCGGCGCCGCGGTGGCCGCGAGCAGCTCGGAACACGCCTGGGGCAAGCTGGAATATATCGCGACTGGTGTTGATGGTGCCTTTGCGGCGCCCAATGCTTCGACGTCGACGCTTCCGGCTGACAAGCTGATCGACCTCATCCAGCAGATGAAAACGATCTATCGCGCCAATGGCCGCTTTGCCATGAACCGTGCGACGGCCGGATCGGTCCGCAAGCTCAAGGATGTCGACGGTAATTATCTGTGGCAGCCGTCCATTGTGGCCGGCCAGCCGGATCAGCTGCTGGGCTATCCGGTCGCCGAGCTGGAAGACATGCCTGACATCGCGTCGGACACCTTCTCAATCGCTTTCGGCGATTTCCGGGCTGGCTACCAGATCCTTGATCGTCAGGGCATCCGCGTGCTGCGCGATCCCTACACCGACAAGCCTTATGTGAAGTTCTACACGACCAAGCGTGTCGGTGGTGACGTGGTCGACTTCGACGCCATCAAGCTGCTGAAGTTCGGCACGTCCTGACCGCATCCGGTCCACGACCATGAAGAGGGGGCGACGGGCAACCGTCGCCCCCTTTTTCGTGAGAGCAACGCCAGGCGCGTCCTGGGCTCCATCATCGAAAGGAAAGACCAATGAACCGTTCCATGAACGACCAGATCGTCACGCGCCTGCACTATATCGGCGCGCCGACGGCGACTGTTACTCCGTCTGCAGGCATTGATGTCTCCGACCTCACCGAGGTCGAGATTGTTGCCGTGATGGGCACGATCACCAACATTGGCAATTCGCCTGTGCCGAGCTGGACCCTGGCGCTGCAGGAAGCAGATGCCACTGATGGCTCGCACACGGCGGTTGCCGAGGCCGACGTCGCCCGCAATTCCGGGAATAATGCCGCGCTGTCGTCCGGTGTGTTCGCGACGATCGACGAGGCCGCTGACGACAACAAGGTCTATCGCCTCGGCTATCTCGGCACCAAGGCCTCGGTCAAGGTGGTCGCGACGGCCTCCGACACACCAGGCGCCACGCCGCTGGCCATCCTGGTCATCGGCAAGCCGAAGGTTCGCCCGGGCACGGACAGCTAGTCCGTTCTGATCGAAACGGGCGGGCCTCAGGGCCCGCCCCAGTCGGAGGGTCATGATATGCCCCAGATCGAGTTTATTGCTGAGCACAGGCACGCCGACGACGGCGTGACGATCAAGACCTACAATGCCGGCACGACCGTGAATGTGTCGCAGGCCTGTGCGGATGCCGCGCTGCGACTGAAGGTTGGCCGCATGCCGGGAAACTCCCAAGCTGGTGGCGCGCTTGGCGTGGCACCAGCGTCATCCTCGTCGGATCCGGACCCAGTGCTGGCACCGAAACCGTCGCCCGGGCCCTCAAGCAAGTCCGCAGCGCCGCCTTCGCGGCAAAAGGCGAAGGGGCGCGGCAAGCCGTCAAAGTCGTCTGCCTGAATGAAAGCATCCGGCTCAATCCGGATGCTGACATGCTGTATGCCTGCGATGCGAACTGGTGGCAGGAAACCAGCTTTGACTGGCGGGCATTTCACGGCGTGCGGGTGAGTGCCTGTCCGGGTCCGCATATTGAGCAGGGCGTTGATCGAGTGGCCGTTAGCGGTGACGAGATGCGATTCGACGTTGCAGGCGTGCTGGGCGGCGGCGGCAATAGTGGTTTCCAAAGCCTCAACCTGCTGGGTCAGCTGGCAATCCGGCGTGTCGCCATGGTCGGTCTGGATATGTGCGCGAAGGATCCGCGCCATTGGCACGGCCCTGGGTGGCCCTGGTCACCACACGGGCGGCGCCTGTGCGAACGGGCGCTTGATCGCTGGCGGGTGCAGCTTGACCGGCAGGCGCCAGCGCTCGCCGCGCGCGGTGTCGACGTGACGAATTGTTCTGAAATTTCTGCGCTGCAGGCGTTCAAACGGGCGCCGCTGAACGAGGTGGTTCAAGAATGGCTGACCTGATTGAGAACCGCCGCTCCGGCCGAGACCGCTTGTCGCAAGTGACCGCCCCGCCGGCTGAGCCGGTTTCGCTCACGACGTTCAAGGCTCACGCGCAAATTGATCACGATGATGATGACACCGAAGTCGCGATTTATCTGGCCGCAGCGCGAGGCAACATCGACGGTCCGGACGGGTGGCTGGGTCGAGCGCTGGTTCAGCAGACCTGGGACATGAAACTCGACGGGTTTCCGTTGGGTGCGGCGACCCCGCATATCCAAATCCCCCTGGCCCCCCTGATCAGCGTCGACAGCATCACGTATCGCGACACTGACGGGGACACACAGACGCTGGCATCATCTGTCTATCAAGTCGTTGATGGTGGCAGTCTGAAATCCTTCATCGCCTTGGAGCCAAGCCAGTCCTGGCCCGGCACGGACGCCCGGCATGACAGCGTGACGGTCAGGTTCACCGCGGGCTATGCGCCCAGCGAGGACAGCCCTCCCGATTATGGTGCCAATGTTCCGGGGCCGATCAAGGCGGCGATTCTCCTGGAGGCCGCAGACATGTATCGCAATCGCGAGACCCGCGTGATCGGCAATAGCGTGGTCGAACTCCCAACGGCGCGCCGTTTGCTCATGCCGTACCGCGCAAGCTGGTGGTGAGCTGATGCGTATTCCGGCAGGCCGATTGCGGCATCGGGTCTATTTCAAACGCCGCGGCACCGGTGATGATGGCTATGGAAATGAGGAGACGGCTTTTGCCCGTTTCTTCCCGGCCACTTCCGGCACTGTGGCGGCAGAGGTGAGGCCCCTGGGCGGAAGTGAACGCATCAGGGCTGACCGCCTGACAGGGTCGACTGTTTATGAAGTGACCGTGCGAAGCAATTCCACGCTTGTAGGACTCACGCCCGACGACATTCTGGTTCAGGTGATCGGCGGCACGGACGCAGAGCCCCTGAACATTCGTGCGATCGTGAATCCGGATATGCGGGGCGGCGATCTGGTTTTGACTTGCGAGGCCGATGTCGCCCAGTGATGGCCCGGACCAGCTGGAAAAACAGGCACCGTGCCATGCGCCGCATCCGGGCCATACCGGACGAGATACGCATCGAGGTCCGACGGGCTCTGGCCGAGAATGCCCAAGAGCTGGTCGCCATGATGAAACGTCTGGTCTCGGTCGAGAACGGGGATTTGCGCGACAGTATCGGTTGGACCTTCGGTGATGCGCCTGACGGCGCGGTGACACTTGGCGATATTGGCACTGGCGGTGACACGCTGGGGTCAATCAAGGTCACGGTCTTCGCAGGAAACCGGACGGCCTATTACGCCTGGTTTGTGGAACACGGCACCGAGCGCACCCCGGCGCGGCCGTTCTTTTTCGTGGCGTATCGAGCGCTGCGGCGTCGCTTGAAGGCCCGGCTGGGCCGCGCGCGCAGCAAGGGTGTGAAGAAGGCGATAGCCCGTGGCTGATCCTGCAGAACTCGACATCCAGAAAGCTGTGAACACGCGCATGCGGGCCGCCGCCGCCGTGACATCGCTGATTGGCACCCGGTTTTATGATGCGGTGCCTGCTCGGCCGACCTTTCCGTATGCGCGAATGACGCCGCCGCAAGTTGTCGACGACACGAATTCGGCAGCTCGCATGGAGGTGGTGTTTTTCGAGATCAGCGTCTTTTCGCGTCAGCGAGGGCGCGTAGAGCTGGCCCGCATCGTCGACGCTATCCGCGCGCAGATGCGCACCCAACTCACGCTGACCGAACACGCGGTCACGTACCAGAACCATATCGACACGCAATACCGGGATGACCCGGACGGCCTCACCCAGATGGCAACCATGCGTTTCGAGATCATGACCTTGCCGTCGTCCTAGACGGCGGTTGCCCTGACCCCGGCCTTGGGCAAGCCGAGCGCCCGGCGGCGAAAGACGCCGCCTTTCCTTAGATGGAGCCCCAATCATGGCCCTTGATCCGCTGCTGACTGAATCCGAGGTCATCATCAAGGTTGGCGATGCTGCCAGCCCTGAAGTGTTCGCCGCCAAGGCGATGATCAACCTCGATCGCTCGATGAGCATCAACCACAATTATGAGGAGGACGAGCTGCCCGACACCGACACGCCGACCAATCCTCATGACATCGTGCGTTATCTGCGCTCGGTCGATTTCGCCGTTTCAGGATCTGGCAAGGTGCATGCCGGCGATCTCGATGAGTTCATGGACTGGGCGCACGCCGGTTCGCTGAAAAACTGCCAAATTCATATCGGCCCGTCGACCTCCGGTCGCTATCTGGAGGGCGCCTTCTATTGCCAGTTCGAGGTGAACGGCTCGGTCAAGCGCAATGCCGAGTGCACTATCACTCTGACGCCGCAGAACACCGGCAGCGTCACCATTAACGACATCTCCTGATGTCACGATCGGGCAAGACCAGCCTGGAGTTCGGCGACCGCACGCATGATTTTGCGCTGCGGTTGGCCGAACTCGAGGAATTGCAGGAGGCCTGCGACGCCGGGCCGCCTGTGGTCCTCAATCGGTTGGGCGGTATCGGGCAGAACGGCAGCTTCGCGCTGGGGCCGTCCTGGACGACCAAAGATGTCCGCGAGACGATCCGGCTAGGCCTGATCGGCGGTGGCATGCACGTCCACAAGGCCAGAGCCCTGGTGACGCGCTATGTCGATGAACGGCCCGACTGGTTCCTGAACGCAAAGATCGCGTTCGCGATCCTCGCCGCCGCACTGATGGGCGTGGAGGATGAGCCGGACGTGGGGGAGCCAGAGGGGGAGGCGGCGACGGACACCAACTCCCCCCGCTCCCAAAAGGAAAATGGCGATTTGCCAACTTCCACCGCGCCGCCGGCGCCATCGGCCAAGACGTCAAGGGTTGCAGCCTCTGGCACTTCCTCTGCCTCGTCGAGGGCTGGAACAGCGCGCAAGGCCAAACCCCCGAAAACCAAGCCCCGTCGGACGAGCGCTTCGAAAGCGTAATGGCCGCCTATGCGTGAGGTCTAGCCCATGGCTGACGATGTCGACCGCATGATCCTTCAGATGTCCGCCGATCTGCGCCGCATGGAGCGGTCATTCGAGCGTGGCCAACAGAAGGCGAACCAGACGGCCGGGCGGATCGAGGGGCGGTTCAATCGGATGAACCGCAATCTTGCGCGGTCCGGTGACCAGTTGGGCCGGGTTCTGGGGCGGGCGATGGGTCCGTTGCTGGCGGGCGCGACCGTTGCAGGTCTGGCCCGGATTACAACCGGCGCCCTGGCTGCGGCAGAAGCCATTCAGGACATGTCACGCCGGGCGAACACGTCGTCGGAGTTCCTGCAGGAGCTGCGCTATGTAACCTCGCAGAATGGCGCCGAAACCCGTGATTTTGATGATGCAATCAGCCGATTGAACCGCCGCCTTGGCCTGTTTCTCCAAGATGGCGCCGGCCCGGCGGCCAATGCGTTCGAGCGGCTTGGCCTGACCGCCCGCATTACGTCTGGTGAGCTGAGGAACTCGGAAGATGTGTTCAATGCAGCCGTGAGCGCGATGCAGGGCATAGAGAGCCAGGCCGAGCGCTCGGCACTGGCTTCCCAGATGTTCGGTGAGGACAGTGGCCCGCGACTGGTCCAGCTGATGTCACTGGGCACATCCGCGATGGCCGATCAGCGTCAGGCCGCCCGGGAACTGGGCGTGGTGATGTCAAATGAGCTTGTCGATAAAGCCGCTGAAGCCTCTGACGTGCTGGAGCGCATGAATATGCAGTTTAGCGCGACGGTGAACACCGCGATCGCCGAGAATGCAGATGAGTTGATCGCGCTGGCTAATGCTCTTAGCGAGGTGGCGGCTTGGGCGGTCGAGGCGTCTGGCAACATCGGATCATTTTTCCAGCAGTTTGAACGGTCGGGCGGTGGCGATTTCGCGATCACGCCGATCGACACTGACGAAGTTGATGCCCAGCTCGCCGCTATCGACCGAGCCCAGCAAATGCTCGCCAATTATCGGGCGGGTAGTGAGGTCGGTGGCGTTCGCATGACGCAGATTCAAAGCGCGGTGGGCCGTGATGCGTTGGAGGATGAAGGCTTCACGATGGGAGCCCGTTCCCGGCTCGACGCAGGTGAGTTGCTATTTCTGTCGGAGATGCTCGAAATGCGGGCGGCTGACTTGCGCGCGGCGCGCGCGGCGCTTGAAAATCAAACCTTGATGCGGCGTTTCAACGAGGAAGTTCGCCCCGGACGGCGTGAAGGGGACCGCGGTCGCAGTTCTGGAGGCACGGGCCTCGACCAGTCGACCGCCGACGACTCTGCAGCACGTGAAATCGCCAATCTTCGCGCCCGCGAGGCGGCCGAGAGCGCCACCTGGCTGCGTCGTTACAATGAGCGGATCAATCTCCAGCGCCAAGAGATCGAGAACGAGATCGAGCTGGCCCGTTTGCGCGGCGATGATGATGAAGTTCGCCGTCTCGAGCGGCAGCTTGAGCTACAGGAACGCATCAACGGGCTGGTGTCCAATGGCGTCGCCTATCGTGACGCGCAGGCCCAGGCCGGCGAGCATCTGGACGCAGAAGACCTTGCGCGGCGCCAAGGCGAATATCGCGAGTTTTTCCGCGGGGCCTTTCGCGACGGCATGCTGGCCGCTCTGGACGGGAATGCCGGTGAAGCCTTGTCGTCCTGGTGGCGAGAGTATGTCACGCGGGCGATGAGTAATGTTCTCGATCGGCTCGCCGACCAGGTTTTCAACCTGATTGCCAATATGGGCTCCGGCGGCGGCGGCAACATCATGGCTCAGGCGGCCTCCTTTGCCGGATTTTTCTCGCGTGGAGGCACCATGTCAGCCGGTCAGTACGGCTATGTGGGTGAGAAGGGAGTCGAGCGCGCCGAAGCCTTGCCAGGGGGTGGTGTCAAAATCACGCCGGTCGGCGGCGGCCCGAGCTCGGGGCAAGGCCAGACGATCATTCGTCAAGAGTTGCACCTTCATGCCGAGGGCGCGGTGATGACGCAAGAGCTGCTGGATGCGATGGATGAGAAAGCCGCGACGGCAGGCCGATTGGCCTACGGCGCGAGCCGGAGTGATCTGGCTCGTGCTGCCAAACGGCGCGGAAAGAGGCTTCGCTGATGACGATCACGCTTCCTTCCGGCGGTGTCAGCGATTGGCTCCCGCGCTTGTCGCCAGCGCCCAATGAGAACCGCAGCGCACTGGGCACGAATGGTCAGCGTTTCATTCGGCTTGGCAGGCACTGGGCGTTCGATGTGAACCTTCATCCGATGACCCAGACCGATGCGAATGCCTGGTCTGGTCTGGACGAGGAAACTGACGTTCTGGCCTGGCCGATCGATCAGGACAATTTGCTGAATGATGCGGAGGGCACGCCGCTCGTGGCCGGCGCTGACCAGTTGGGCAATGAGCTGGATATCGATGGCGCTACCGCCGGGCTGGTTATTCCCAAGGGCTGGTTCATCAGCGTTATCACGTCGTCGCGTCGATATGTCTATCAGCTCCGCTCGGCGGTGACCGTATCTGGGCTTGGCACAGCGACGCTCCCGATCCGGCCGGTCTTGCGGGTTGCGCCTTCGGACAATGCTGTTGTCGAGATCGCGGCCCCGAAAGTCGAGGGCCTTGTCACCGCGCGCGGGTTTCGTCGTCAATCGCTGTCGAATCGTGTGGCTTCAGGCGCACAGTTCACGATCGAGGAGCGTGGCTAATGGATGCGCTGCTGATTGCCGAATGGCAGAAGGCCAACCCGCTGGCCTTCATCGCGATCGAGCTGGTCTTGCCTTCCGCGACGGTGCGGCTGACTTCGGGCGGCACGGTCGTTTTCGACGGCAAGACATTCCTGCCGGAGCATGATGACTTTGGCGTTCTGTCCTATGTGGGCGAGATCGAGGACGGGGCGTCTGCTGAGGCAGTGGCCCCGGATCTGGGGTTTGAGGTATTCACCGACACCGGGCTGGAGACACTGACAGCAGCAGCGGCGCAGGGCTCTGCCTGGACGCTGTACTGGGGTGCAGTTGATCCATCCGATGGCTCGGTCGTGGGAGCGCCATTGGAGTGGCACTACGGGCGGCTGAATACGTCGACGCTGGAAATCGCGCCTGGCCGGCGCAGTCTTCAGATTGCCACCTATACCGAAGAGCAATTTCAGCTGCTTCAGGATGCCAGCCAGCGCCTTTCGAACGCCTTTCACCAGAGCGTGTGGACGGGCGAGCTGGGGCTTTCCCATGTCAGCGCCGTGACCCGCAAGATCTACTGGCGCCTGCGCACGCCGAGAAATTCGGTGAGCAGCGTGGGCGGGCGCGATGCGGTGACCAATCCGGGTGGCCGCCCCTACACCCGGCTGCAATAGGGCCCGTTTATGCGACAGGAAAACAATCTGCTGGTCCGCCAGCGGGCGGTCGATGCGTGCCTGGCACGTTTCTCGGGCCAGCCGTTGGGCTGGGGCCGCACGGACTGCGTGAAGCTGGCAGCGCTTGCCCTGCGCAAGCAAGGCGTGCCTGTACCCATGTTGAAGGGTTTGCGCTATCGCAGCGCCGTCGGTGCCGCCAAAGCCCTCGAGGCGCTGGGGCATGACAGCCTGCTCGCCGCCATGGATGCGACCGGCTTGGCCCGGATTGCGCCTGCTGCCGCCTGGCCGGGCGATATCGTCGGCCTTCCTGCGAATGACGATCAGTTTGATGTGGCGCTGACACTCGCAATCGGGAATGGCCGCGTCTTCGGTCTCATCGACGGTGCATTCCACCCCTCACGCCCGCTGAAGTTTGTTGCTGCTTGGAGGGTCGGCTGATGGCGGAAATCGCAGTTGCTGCAGCTGTCGTTATCAAGTCGGCTATCGGTGCAACCCTGACGGCAGTGGGAGTCGGTGCGACCACCGCCTATGGTGTAGGGAGCGCGGTGGCAACGTTTGTCACGTCGACGGGGTTTTTGCTTTCGGCGGCGGGCGCGCTCGCTGGCTCGCTTTCGCCGCAGGTGGGGGCTTCGGGTTCGCCGACGGATTGGACCGCGGATCCGGATGCAGCGGTACCCTTCATCGTTGGCCGCCGCGCCGTCGCCGGCACCATTGTGCACCGCGACGAGTGGGGGTCTGACAACCGCTATCAGTCCATCGTCACGGTTTATTCCGGCGCCGGTCCGATCAATGCGTTCGGCACATTCACGGCGGATGGCGAGACTTGCACATTTGCCGGGTCCTATGGCCGCCAATCGACCGGCACCTGGAATGACATCTTCTGGCGCGACACGACGCTGGGGGCGCAACCGGACACCGCGCTGCAGTCTCCGGCTGACAAGGGCGACCCGACAATAGCGGGCACGCTGCCGGCGTGGAATTCGTCCTACAAGCTGTCTGGCAAGGCCGCCTCCATGCTGACCATGGCGATGGACAAGGATCGCGAGCGCTGGCCGAACGGCGAACCACAGCCGCTGCAACTGATCGAAGGCATTCTGTGCTGGGATCCGCGCCTGGACAGTACCTATCCGGGCGGTTCTGGAAGCTGCCGCGTCGATGATGCCTCGACCTGGGTCTATTCGGAAAATCCCTATCTGCACGCCCTGAAATGGTGCCTGGGGTATTTCGAGAATGATGTGCTGGTCGGCGGTATCGGCGCGGCCCAATCGGGCATTGATGTGCCGGCCTTCGTGGAAGGCGCCAACATTGCTGACGCGAATGACTGGGTGGTGTCCGGCCAGCCGACCACCAAGGATGACAAGCACCAGGTTCTGCTGGCCATGCTTCAGGCGGGCGGCGGGATTTATATGCGCAAGGGCGGGAAGATTTCCTGCATGGTGCGCACGCCCCGCTCGTCAATCGTCACGGTGACGGGTGCGGACACCGCCGGCCCGTTCGAGATCGAGATTGGTGCCGATCGGCTGACGCGCCGCAACACCATCATCCCGCGCTGCGTGATGGAAACCCATGACTGGGAAATGGTGGCGCAGGACCCGGTGTCGGAGGCCACTTATGTGACTGCCGATGGCGGCACACGCGAGAGCGGCGTTGATTATCCCTATGTCGCGATCAAGTCGAATGGCACGAACCGCCACCAGCCTGCGCAGCTGGCCGCCTATGACATGGTCGACAGTCGCGAGACGATCCGCGGAACGGTCCCGTTCAAGCCGCACATGGCGCAGATCGAGCCGGGCGATGTGTTCACGATCGACGAGCCGGGCTTCCTGCTGGATGGGGTGGAATGCCTTTGCATGAGCCGGGTGTTTGAACCGGCCACCAATATCGTGCGCATCGGGTTTGTTTCCGAGACCAGCGGCAAGCACACCTATGCGCTTGGGCTCGACCCGACCCCGCCGACCCCGCCCGGCCTGACCGCGCCAGACATTTACACGGTCGCGGCGCCCGGCTCGGGCGTCTGGACGCCGACGGCGGACAGCGGCAACACGCCTGGCATCACGGTGACGGGCGTTGCCGATATCGAGACGGCGGCGGGCATCGTTGTCGAGTATCGCACGGAACTGGACCCGGCGGATGGTCTGGTCTGGGACGATGACGATAGCGGTTGGCAGGTCGTCGGGGAATTCAAGCCGTCGACCACGACTATTCCGATTGTCGGGCTGGAATCGTCTACCGGGTATGAAGTCGCGATTTCCTATATCAGCCAGTATGGCGTGGTGGGCACGCGGCGGATTTCGGCGGTTATCACAACCGGGACAATGGTGGCTGATGACGCCACTGCACCCAGTACCGCCATCAGCGATGCCGTCACGGCCATCAATACCGCGCAGGGCCGGGCTGACAGCACGCTTGCCGAGGCCGGTCAGGCCCTGGCCGAAGCGGCTGAAACCTCGCTTCAGGACTCGCTTCTCAACTGGATCGAGGATCCGACCGGATCGGATGGCTGGCTGGCCGCGGATGGCGGTTTCATCATCGGCAAGACCTCGGGCTTCAAGGCTTTGTGGACCCCACTGGCCAGCGGCGCGCAGACCACGAAGGTTTTGTGGTTCCCGGCTGAGAAGAATGTTGCGCCGGGCGTGCTGGTTCAGGCCGGTGTCGAGATCGCGGTTGAAGGCGCGGTTTCCAGCGTGGCACTCGAGGCGGTCTGGTTTGACAGTGCCGGCAGCGTGCTTTCGACCGATGCGCTGGACAGTGGGGCAACGGGCCGGCTGTCCGGTGTCGAGGCGGCCCCGGCGTCGGCGGCGTCGGTGCGCTTTCGTCTGGTGCCGACCGCGTCCAGTGCGGCTGATGGGGTTGTGGCGGTGTCCGAACCGCTGACCGCCTTTGGCCGGCCGGATCAGGTCACGGCTGACGGTTATCAGGATCCGACCTCGGAAGTCGTTTCGCGCTTCGTGTCGATCGAGCGCTCGCTGGGTTCGATGGCGGGGAGTGTGCGCCAGGCACTGACGGAAAATCGCCGGGCCCGCGCGTCAATCACGACGACCATGGCCACGCAGGTCGGGCAGGACAGTGCGATTGCGGCGCTGGAAACCTCGCTGCTGGCAACGGTGGCCGGGACCTATCTGACCCAAGCCACAGCGGCATCGACCTACTCGACCATCGCCTACACTGACGGGGCAGTTTCGACCGCCCAGACGACGTTGCAGGCCAATATCGACACGGTCAGCGCATCGGTGACGACCAATGCCGGTGCGATCGCTGACATCGAAGGCGCGGCGGCCTATTTCTCGCTGGCCGTGGCTGCCGGGGGTGGCAATCCGGCCATCTATGAGATGTATTCCGGCAAGGATGGGTCGGCCATCACGCTTGGCGGCGATGCCATCTACATGTTCACGACTGTCGGCGGCACATCGGTCAAGACGCTGGAACTCGTCTCTGGCGATATCTACACGGCCAATGATGTGTATGTCGGCAATGACCTGATCGTTGCCACGAGCGGCGCCATCATGGGCGGCGCGACCGGTTATCTGACTGGCACCGGCTTTTTCCTCGGCTATGACAGCGCGGCCTACAAGTTGGCCGTTGGCAATCCGACCGGCCAGCATCTGGCCTGGGACGGGTCAACGCTGGCCATCACGGGCGATATCACGCGCGCGTTTGGCACGTCTGGCGCGCTGACCATTGGCGATCTGGGCGGCGGCCGCACCGGGTTTGAAATCCTGAACTCGGCGGGCGTGGAGGCATTCTACGCGGACGACACCGGGGCCATGCGCCTCAATGGCGATGCCCTGCCCACAACCCGCGCCGCGACAGCGCCATCAACGCCTTCGCCGGGACATCGCTGGTGGGATACCGTCAATGAGGTGGAAAGCCGCTGGAACGGCTCGACGTGGGACACCTGGGGCAGCTACGGCGCCACCTGGGGCGATAATGTCGCCTCGATCCCGACCAACCTGGCCGCCCTGGTTGGATCGGAAGGGATTTTGAACACCGCAGTGGCGATCGGCGCGGACGGTGCCCTGACCGGTGGTGGTGGTGGGCAGGTGACGATCTCGGGCCTCGGCTATGTCGGCGATCTCGATGCCACCGCAGGTGCGACCTGGGGCAACAATGTCGCGAGCATCCCGACGAACCTTTCCACGCTCGTCGGTTCCGAGGGCATTCTGAATACAGCCGTGTCGATCGCGGCAAATGGCACGCTTTCGGGTGCTGGTGGCGGTCAGGTCACGCTGGCGGGGGTCGGTTTTACGGGCGACACAAACGCCACTTATGGAGCGGCCTGGGGCTCGACAGTGACCGGCCGCCCGACCGAATTGACGGACGGGCGTGTTGCGGCTGGGCTGGATGCCTTCGGCGACCTCAACCGGAACATTTCAAGCGCCCGGCTGGATAGCTCGAACGCTTTGCGGCGCACGGGCGGCGGGCTTTTTTCTGGCGCCCTCAACGCGAACTACATCACCAACACGAACGAACTCACCGATGGGGCGGCGTTGGGCACGACGGCTGCCTGGGCGTCGATCTCGTCACGGCCAGCAGAGTTGACGGACGGGCGCATCACCTCGGCGCTCAACGCCTCCGGCATCCTGCAAACGCCCATCCAGAACGCCTCACAGATTCCGACGCTGACGCTTTCCAAGGTGTCGGACGCGGGGACATTGGCGGCGAAGTCAACGGTCGCGCAGGCTGAGATCGCCAGCGGGTACTCGCTGATCGAAAGCGGCGCCGGCACACCGTCCCCGACAAGCCGCCGCATCTATGAGGACACGACAAATGACGTGATCTGGTATGATGACGGGGCCGCCGTTCGTCGCCTGTCTCGCCAAGAGCTGATCGGCACAGCCGGATCAAATCGTGGCTATTCCGGCAGCGCCTACAAGGTCGTGGCGGCGGTTCAGGCTGACGGCCTCAAGGAGCTGGACAATATCACGGTCCTGTCGGTCGCTGCAGACTACCAGTCCCCAGACGCAGCAACAAACCAAAGCGTCGTCGGTGAGTGGGCGATAGGCATCGTAGATGCTTCTCGAGCTCCGGGTGATGCTTGGGCCGGAACCGGCACCGAACTCTTGATCGCCTATGGTTCCCGTACTGTGACATTCCAGCTCGACGGCTCCGACATCACTGTGAACTCCGACGGCATTAACGGTCTGATCAATGACTTTGGGGCCTGGCCGGTCCCCTCAAGTTATGAGGGCGACTGCTATGTCTGCCTCCTCCTCAAGCTCACGGCTTCAACTTCTGATCAGATCCTGTTGACGGGACTGGGCACCAGCTTGCGAATTCTGGTCTCGCCCTAAGCGCGTCCGATTTCTCGACATCCATTTAATTCGGAAAAGGAGCGCCCCCGATGGCGGACGATACCTTCATCTTCATCCCCAAGGGGGCGCCCTTTATCGACACCGGCGTCAGCCCGTCCGTTACCTATACCGACGGGCAGATTCACGCCTTCGACAGCTCTGACAGTGACGAGCTGGCCGCCGCCACCCGTATACAGACCGGTGGCGCCGGGTTTGATGTCTCCACCCTGCTGGCAGCGGCCACCGGGCTGAGCCTGGGCGGCCAGACGAAATTCGCCGCCGGGTCGGCTGCAGCGCCTTCGATCACCACAACAGGCGATCTGGACACGGGCATCTACTTCCCGGCTGCGAACGCGCTTGGCTTTGCGTTGGGTGGCTCTTCGGCAGGGCGTTGGACGACGACCGGTCTGGGCATCGGGACGGACACTCCGGCCTACCCAATCGAGGTCGTTGGAACGAATGGTACCGTCGGCTGTTTCAAAAACAGCACCGGGTCGGGGATTTTGTATTCTCAAGGCGGGTCTGGTTACGGCGCGTTCTACGCTCAGGGGTCGGGCACGAATGCCGCATATTTTTTCTTTGGCAATACGACCTCGGGTGAGCGTGGCCGTGTGTCCGTGGATAATGCCGGCGATGTGGCCCTGCAGGCATCAGGGTCAAATCTGCTGTTTTTGAATGCCGGCGGCACGGAGCTCGGCCGCTGGAACTCGGTCGGTCTTGGCGTCGGCACAACCGGCGCCAATTACAAGCTCGATGTGGAAGGTGCGATCGGTTTCACGCCGGGATCAGCCGTCACGCCAGCCAGCAATGGCGATGTGGTGTTTGAATTGACCAACAACACCACCCTGACCGCCAAGGCCAAGGGCTCGGACGGGACTGTCCGCTCTGGCACCGTCGCGCTCTCGTAAAGGACTTCCGCCATGGCCTACAAGCACACCTACCAAATCGCCTCGCTACCTCGCCAGACCATCAATGGCGTGGCCGACATCATCACTGAAATCCATGTCGCCATCACGGTCTCGAACGGCGAGCGCGAGCACACGCTCCAGGCCTTCGCCTATACGATCCCTGAAGAAGATCGGCAGCCGCCCTATGCGGCGCTGTCGGAGCTGTCGAAAGAAACCATCCTGTCGTGGCTACCGGCCGATCTCAAGACCCGTTGGGAGAGCGCGATGGACTCTGCCCTGTCGTGCCTCATCGAGAAAGACGAGGTCGCGGCGAAGGCCGATGTGCCAGACCATCTGACCTGAAACACCCGTGCGCGAGCATGGGTCGCTCGCCCTGGTCGCCGCGGAGACGGCCAGGGCGGGCATCTCCGTGAATCTCCGTCTAGGACAAGCCTATGAAAATCGATTTTGACACAGTGATCTGTGATCTTGAGGGAAAGCCCATCGAGATCCCGTCCTCCATGGCTGTCGGCGCCGACGGCAAGCTGCCGATGGACACGATGAGCTTGAAAAAGGTCTGCACGACCGCGCTGACCCAGTCGCTGGAAGGCGACGACAAGGAAACCACCGCCGACAAGATGCTCGAGCGCGACTTCCTGGCCCGCCGCATTCATGCCGGTGGCAAGCAGGAGCTGACCGCGGGCGAGACGGTGATCCTGCAGGAGCGCATCTTCAAGCGCTGGAAAGTCGTTCCAATGCTCGCGACCGGCGCCCTGGCGCTGCTGGAAACCAAGAGCAAGGCGGCCGCATAGGCCCTGACAGCTCACCCGTTCAACTCCGCCATGAAAGGAAATCCCAATGGCCACTGACATCAAAGCCCGCCAATCGAAAATCGCGGCCGAGGCCGGTTCAATCAACATCGAGGCCCTCGCCAAAATCGACGAACTCATTGGTGAACTGGACGAAGCGGCCCTGTCGATGGTCGCGGCATCGCCGGAGCAGCACCGTGTCTGCGAGCTGACGCGCAATCTGGTGAACAATGCCCGGCACCTGTTCAACAATCAGATCAAGCCGCTGGTCACGCCGGCCAACTGATCGCGTCGATCAAGTGAACTGAAAAGGCCCCGCTCCGGCGGGGCTTTTTCATGCCTGAAGGGAGCCTCGAATGACCGAGCCGGCAGCGCAAGACGTGCTCTTGCAGACCATGAAAGAGTACGCCACCGAGATGCGTGGCATGCGGGCGGACTTCAAAGACCTGTCCGCCAATCTCGCCAGTGTTCAGACCCTGACCGGCGAGATTGCGGCGACCCGTCACCAGTTGCGCGACGAGCTGGGTGGCATGATCACGCAGGCCCGAATGGATGCCCAGAAGGTGGCTTCCCGACTCTCGGAAGTCGAGCTGGAACTGGCCAAGAAGCGTGGACGTGAAGAAGTGCTGCAATGGCTGGCCGGTGGGTCAAGTGTCATGGGCTTGATCTCGCTCGTCTCGGTGCTGTGGGGACTGGTTCAATGACACCATCACAAGAAACCGGGTCGAACGTTGCCAGTCGCTTCATGCGACCGGCGCTCTTTGGCCTGATCAATGTCGGCATGGCGTGGCTACTGGCCACGATGCCGGCCGAGCACAAACTGACCGCGTTCGGATACCTGCTCGCGTCGGCTCTGGTGCTCTTTTTCTTCCGAGGCGTGGTCGACAAAGGCAACCTGACCGAATGGTTGCGGATCTGGAAAGGGCGCGACAATGGATAAGCTTCTGCGCAAACCCTACACCTTCCTCTACCGTGGGGTCGTACCACCTATGTTGCGCGCGGCTGTGAACCTCTATGGCGTCGAGGAGCTTGCCGGCCTGGACGACAACCCGGTCATATTGGGCTGGGCCCATGAAGTCGCGGCGACCGACAATGTCGGCGGCTGGCTCAAGGAATTCTACACCGAAGACGAAATACCGTGGTGCGGACTTTTCGCGGCTGTCTGCGCTGTCCGGGCCGGATCTCGTGCCTTCAACAAATGTCTCGCCGCCCGCGAGTGGATGCACTGGGGCCAGGATGTCGAGGACGATGACGTCGGTCTCGGCGACGTGCTGGTTTTCTGGCGCGGAAACCCGGCCGGCAAGAGCGGTCATGTCGGCTTCTACGTCGGCGAAAGCCCGGACGGGGATTTCTATCACGTCCTGGGTGGCAATCAGGGCGATGAGGTGTCGATCGTCAAGATCCCGTCTTACCGGCTTCTGGGCGCCCGGCGCCAGCCCGGTGAGCGCGGCCACGGCCGGCGCGTGATCGAGGGCGGCAAGGTGACGGAGGGCGAGGGATGATCAAACCTTTCCTGTCCGCCGTGCTCGCGTTTCCAGGAACGGCCGGCACGACTTTCTCGATCGGCATGGCCGCCGGCGCCGCCGCCCTCTACTTCGCCCCAATCCTTGGAATGCAGGCGACGGTCGATCGGTTGCGGCCAAGAGCCGAGAACACAGACGCGGTGGTCGAAGTGGTCGGCGAAGCAGAATCCCTGCGAGCAGACGAGAACAACCAGTGCATCGACGCCATCACCGAGGAGCGTCGGTACTGGAAAGGCGTCATTGCCGACATGGAAGCGGCACAGGAGCGCCGCGCGACCCTTCTACCTACGGAGATTAACCATGACCAAGATCATTGCCCTGTGCGCCGTCTGCTGCCTGCTGGTGAGCTGCTCGGGATTCCAGGAGAGGTTCGAGCTGCCGACCCTGGCCCCGAGGGCAACTGATCCGCGTATCTGTGCGGAGCCGCCGGAAGAGCCGGTACTGCCGGATGGCGCCGGCGTGGTGCAGCCACTTACTCAGCAAGAAGCCGAGGCCTTGGGCCTGTGGCTAGACTGGAATGAGGCGATGGTTGCGCACTCTCGCCGCGGCTGGGAGATCGTGTCTGTGGCGCGGGAACGCTGCGGCGCTTAAGCCGGGGAGCCGTTTCTGTCGCTATGGTCAAGGTCAGGATTTGAGCTAACCGACAAAGCGACCGCAAGGCGAAGTCCGGCTGTGACGCTGCGGAGCACTAACATCGCAATGGCCATTTCTAGGGCGTAAATCACAAACCCAAGCGGATTGGCGACGGCCACCGATAGCGTATGAAGAGTCACAAACTCCCTGACTTGCGGGTGCTCAACGAACGCGCGCGTCTCAGCCATGCGCTTCGTCGTATCGTGGTCCATGCGTGCCAAGCTGACTAGGCGCCCAAAGAATCCGAACGCGACCCACCACATGACTTTCCATGAAAACGCATCGTCGAGCATCACGGTGATGAAACGCTTGTGCTGCTCTGACAGGTCCGGCGATTGTAGCAAAGCACGGCCGAGATCGGCCAACCGTTGTCGATGCGGCCTGATGGATCGCACAAGCAAAAACGCGAATATCGGATAAAGCGCGACGATGCCGACCAGTATGTATGCCGCAATGGACAT